ATGCTGCGGGACACGACGCAGGTGGCGTTTGTGGAGATTCTGCAACGAAATGAGATTCCTTACGTTCTGAACCGGGCGGAGAACGTACTTACGCTTTCAGACACGGGATCGCGGATATTATTCCGATCTCTGGAGGAGTACGAACGGCTGCGTGGGACGAACCTGGCCTGGTTTGGAGTAGATGAGCTGACTTACACGGAGGAGGCGGCATGGCTTCGTTTGGAGAGCAGACTGCGCGACCCGAGGGCAAACCAACTCTGCGGATTCGCAGTTTGGACACCGAAAGGATTCGACTGGGTCTACCGCCGCTTTATCAATCCGGGAACGCCGGGATACGAAGTCGTGATGGCCAAGCCGATGGAGAACAGTCATGTACTGAAGGCCGCGCCCGACTTTTATGACCGGCTGAAGACCAGCTACGACTCGGACTTCTACCGGCAGGAAGTGCTCGGGGAGTATGTGGAAAAGAACCGGGCGCGGGTGTATCACATGTTTGATCCGCGGATCAATGTGGGGCATCTGGAGTTCGATTCGAGGCTCCCGTTGCTATGGTCGCTAGATTTCAATGTTGACCCGCTCTGCTCAATCGTGGCGCAGATCGAAGACAGAACGGTCCACGTAATCGATGAGATCGTTTTACGGCGGGCGACTACCAAGCAAGCGTGCCAGGAGTTTGTTGGCCGGTACGGTTTCCGAGTGAGCGGAGTACGAGTATACGGCGATGCAAGCGGCTGGAGCATGCATACGGTGGGATCCAGCGATTACCAGATCGTACGAGAGAGCCTGCAGCGTTCGGGGCTCTCGGTTGTTGACATCAGGGTACCGAAGAGTAATCCCGGGGTAACCGATCGAGTGGCGACGATGAATGGCAAATTGCAGAACGCGAACGGCGAGATTGAGCTACGGATCGATCGGAGATGCAAGATGCTGATCGACGATCTGGCGCAGGTGTCTTACAAGGAACGCAGCACGATCATCGAGAAAGATCGGGATCCGGACAGAACCCACGCGAGCGACGCGTTGGGGTACTTAGTCTGGCAAGAGTTTGGGGAGCGTCGAAGGGTCGGGGAACAGAACCGGCGTTTGTTGTGAAGGGGAAGGACTACATGGATATCACGCGCGAACACCCGGCGTATCGAGCCGGCAAGAGGCAGTTGAAGAAGTACAGCGATCTGTACGTGGGCGGCGAGCAGATGAAGGCGAGCGCCGTCGACTATCTGGAAATGCGGCAGAAAGAGCCGTACGACGTATACAGCGAGCGATTGGCGCGAGTCTACTACGAGAACTACATTGGCTCGATCATTGACTGGTATGCCGCGACATTGTTCAAGCGGGAGCCGATCGTCAGCTTCGACGGGAGAGACGAGGCGGGGAGGAAGTACTTCGCCGAGTTTCTGGAGGACTGTGACGAGCGGGGAACGACATGGTCGGCGCTGTTGCGTCAACAGTTCGTATCGACGCTGGTTTACGGACGCAGCTATCTATTGGTGGACTTCCCGAAGGCTTCGATTCGGCCGGCATCGCGGGCGGAGGAGGATCAATTCGGGTTGTCGCGGGCGTATGTCGTTGACTATGGAGCCGACGAACTGATCAATTGGAGCCGGGATGACCGGGGACGCTTCGAGTGGGTGGTTCTGAAGACGGTCAATCGGAACCGCCGGGCGATTGAGGACGAAGGAGAGCGGACCGAGACTCGGTATCTTTATTACGATCGGACGAGTTATCGCATTTACTCTTCGGAGGACAGCAAAAGGGCACCGGTCCTGGTGGATGAAGGACGACACGGGCTCGCGAATCAGGGTATCGTTCCGCTGTTCGAGCTCAAAGTTCTCGATGGACTTTGGCTGATGAACAAGGCGGCATTGCTGCAACTGGAACACTTCAACAAATCGAACGCCCTTTCGTGGGCGTTGACGATGGGGCTGTTCGCCATGCCGGTGGTCTATAGCAATCGCGAATGGCAGCAGATCGTGGGGGACAGTTACTACATTCAACTGGGGCCCGACGATAAATTCGGGTGGACGGAACCGGAAGGGAAAGTCTATCAGATCGCGTCCGACAATCTGACCCGATTGCAGGAAGAGATCTATCGGGTGTGTTACCTGCTACACCAGGCGCGGGGCGTGAACAGCGCGGCGATCAGCCAGTCCGGTCACAGCAAACAGCGGGACTTCGCGATCACGCAAGAGGTGCTGCGGGCCTTTGGCGATGCGATCAAGGACTACACCAAGCAGGTCATGCGCGCTATCTGCGCGGCTCGGGGCGATGAACTGTACATCAACGTCTCGGGGATGGACGACTTCGACATCGGCGATTTCACAACCGACCTTGACGAGGCGGAGAGACTCCTGCAATTCGGGATGGCTTCACCAACTCTCAAGGCGCACATTTTCCGGCGACTTGCTTCCAAGTATCTCTGCGATGTCAGGCAGGAGATCAAGGACAAGATTTACGGGGAGATCGAACAGGGTCTGACAGAGGAAAGGAGCTAGCTTACAAATGGATCAGGACAGCAAAGAGCAAGATACGAGCGGGTTGGCGGATGATATTCGCCATCTGGTTCGCCAGGTGGTGCGGGAATATCACAGCGCCGACCAGGAGCGCCAGGCACCGGCACACAAAGCGGAGCTGCAGGAAGAGCGGCGGCGGCGGGAGAGCCTCGAGAAGCGCGTGAACGAGTTGGTCGAGGAGAACAAGCGCAGCCGGGCATTCGCGGAGGAAGTGGAGCGGCAGGGCACCATCCGGAGCGAACTGCAGAAGCAAGGCATCGCAAAACTCGATCTTGCGTTCCGAGCGATCAAAGATGACATCAAACGAAACACCGACGGACGGCTGGTAGCAACCAGCGGGTCGGGAGAGATTTCGCTGAGCGACTACGTCAGCCAGTTTGCGCAGGAGAACCCCGAGTTCCTCCCGGCGCGAATGGTTGGGGGATCAGGGGCCACGGCAGGCACGAAGGGCAACACGGCCTCTGGTTCTCAGCATTTTGATCTGGACAAGATTCGTCCCGGGATGGACCGGGCGGAGTTGGACAAGATCCGAGATGAAGTCGCTCGGGTTGCCCTTCAGGCGCTGGGCGGCCGTAAGAGTTAGTCTGGCCCAAATCAATCCAAAAAAGAAGAAAGAGCGAGGAGAGCAACGTCAATGGGCGTGATTACTTCCGCGAATATCGCGAATGCGATTGTGAAGCTGGTGGCAGTGGATGCACTGCCGTCACTGATGGGGAACCTTGTCATGGGCAACCTCGTCAATCGCGACTTCGAACCGACGCTGGCGCAGGCCGGCGACACGGTTAACGTGCCGATTCCGCCGACGCTGACCGCGAATAACATCGCGGAAGGCGGTACGGTTCAGACGCAGAATCCGAATCTGGGGAACGCGCAGATCGTGTTGAACACGCATGCCGAAGCAACGTTCCAGATTCCGGACGTAACCAAGGTGCTGGCGGTGCCGGACCTGTTGAACCTCTACATGCAGCCGGCGGTTGTGGCCCTGGCGGAGAAGATCGAGTCGGATCTGCTGGCCCTGTACTCCCAGTTCACGGCGAATGCGGCGGTGGGCACACCGGGCGCCGCCCTGACGGAAAGCGTCATCGACGCCGCCGAGACCGCGCTGTTCCAGGCGAAGGTGCCTGCGAGCCAGCCGAAGTACCTTGTGGTGGATGGCAACAGCTATTCGGCACTGCGCCAGATTCCTCGCTTCAGCGAGTACGGCAGCGCAGGTGAAGCCGGGTTGCGCGCCCTGGTGGACGGAACGGTCGGCAAGATCAAAGACTTCTATGTCTTCCGATCTCAGTTCGTTCCGAAGACCGGCGCGACGCCTCTGACGACGCACAACATGGCGTTCGCGAAGGACGCCCTCGGCCTGGTGGTCCGTCGTCTCCCGCAGCCGCTTCCCGGCACGGGTGCGATTGCGGAGTACGCCGAACTTGGCAACTTCGGCATGCGCGTGATCATGTCGTACCAGCCGAACACGCTGGCACAGCAGTTCACTGTCGATGTGTTGTACGGCTGCGCTGTGCTGCGCAACAACTTCGGCGTGCGGGTAACCGCCTAAGCAATGTAACAGCGGGCCTGGAGACGATCCAGGCCCGCTTTCGCAATCAAGCAAGGAGCACATATATGGACCTCAGGCATTTCTATCGGAAGATCAAAGAGACGGCCGAATCGATTGTGGGTGAATTCGCAATTGTGGCGAGCCACGAAACGCCGGACGGCGGACGTGCGGGCATCCTGACCGAGGTAACTCGGATGCAGGCGGCGAAACTTGTAGTCGAGGGGCGGGCACGCCTGGCGACGCCGGAGGAGATCGCGGAGTATCACAAGTCGATCGAGCAGCGGGTGCAAGCGCTGGCGAAAGAGTCGGCAGCCACCAAGGTGCAGGTCGCGATTCTGTCTGATGACACCATCGCGGCGCTCGCCGCCCGGCCCAAGGGCAAAAGGACAATGGAGTAACTCCCATGGCTCTGTGGAGGGATTCCAGTGTTCCGAGCATGGCTGATTTGCAGAACTATGAATCAGACATCTACCACGTGGCGACCGTGGAGGAGATCGACCTCGACCGGAAGATCAAGTTGGTGCGTGAGCAGATCAGCACAGAAGTGCAGGAATTCCTACGCCGGCAAACGGGAGTAGTTGATTGGAAGTTGCGGGACGTAGTGATTACAGAACCACTGAAGCGATGGGCGACGTGCTTTTCGCTCGCAGCGATCTACCGGGACGCACATTTGAAGCAGCTGTCCGACAGATACAAAGGGAAGTGGACGGAGTATGAGCGCCTGGCCATGGAAGCCCGGCGGTCGTTGCTCGACACAGGTATCGGACGGGTATATCTGCCTTTGTCACGGCCTGCCCCGCCCGTGGTGGAAGTATCGATTGGGGGGCCGGCAAGTGGCGCATGTTACTTCAGGGCTTCGTTCACTCGAAGCGACGGCACCGAGAGCGAAGGAAGTGCACTCGTGGCGATTACAGCAGATGCGGGCTCACGAGTCCGGGTGCGTTTGCAAAGCTTCGAGTCAAGCGCGGAGGGATGGAATGTGTATGGGGGCGCCACTGAGGATTCGGTAACCCTGCAGAACAGCCAGCCACTGGGTCTGGCATCCGAGTGGGAGCTTGATGCCTGGGTGGTGGGAAGACCAGTAAGCGAAGGGCAAGAACCCGAGTACTGGACGCGGGCGCGAAATCTGTTGTGGCGGGGGTAACCGATGTCAAACATTGCAAAGGCAGCAACGCAGCTGGTCATGAACCTGCTGGGTGGCGAGGGCGGCGTCAGATGGTCCGTGGAGGGATCCGCGGACCCCAGTGACCGCATCGTGGAGTCGATCCATCGGCTATCGGTCACAGCGCATCACGCTCCGGCCGAGTTGCTGGATCGCAACCCGACGCAGTATCCGGTTCTTAGCGTTTACTGCGAGAAGCTCAGCAACAACCAGCAGGAGCGCTTTCGCGCGTTCTCGGGCACTGCGGAAATGGCGATTGAGATACGAGTAACAGCGGAGCGGATCGAGGACATCGGGGAGTTTACGACTCGCCTT